AGTTATCCAAATTAACCAACTGCATCCCGGAGAAGATGGAAAACTTTACGATCTCACCGTTGGTAAATACGATGTGATGATTGACGTTGGGCCTTCGTATGAGACAAAGCGTGTGGAAGCCGCTACCACGCTTGCCCAGGTCCTTCCTCAACTGCCGATGGTGGGTCAGGTCGCTCCTGACTTAATTATGCGTATGCTTGACAATCCACTAAGCGGGAAAGTGGCGGATCGTCTCAAGCGCGCCATTCAAGCCAATCCGCAAATGCAGGGCGTTATCGGTGAAGACGAAAGTGGCGATTCGCAAGAACTCATGGAACAAAAAATGCGGTCGATGGTTGCCGACATGCAGAAACTCATGCAGGCCCACACGATGACCATGCAGCAAAATTCACAGATGCAACAAATGATACAGGGCTTGCAAGCCGCACTCAAGAACAAGAGCGACGCGGTTATGGCAAAGGTCCATGACACCGAAGTCAGGGCCGCTACCGAACTCGCCAAGGCAAAGGTTGATCTTCAAAAAGAACACGTCCGGCAAGCGCCGAATATGGCGAAGGCCGTTGTTGATAATGCCGTAGCACTTCACCAGGTCGGCAATCCTGAGAAACAATATAATGACATTGCCAACCCACCAGCGGGGAACGCTGAGAACAAGTCTTTCATAGGAGCATCACATGGATAATGAATCAACTGTTGTCGAAGAAAAACCAGTTAAGGTTGTTGAAGGCGCGACTCTTGGCAATCCCGAAGGAACTGTCACCGAAGAACAAAAACCGGTTGAACAGAATCCCGTCGAGGAACCTCCAAAGGAAACGCACGACGTCCGGCGGATGAAAAAGTACATTGACCGTGCGGTTATTGCCGAAGCCGAACTGAAAGCGTTAAAAGCTCAAGTCGGTGGACAACAGCAGCCCGTTCAACGCGAAGGAGCTCCGCTAAAACGCGAAAATTTTGAATCTGACGAGGCGTTTTTAGATGCCAAAGTCGAGGAAAAGGTTATTAATTTTTTGGCAACAAACGACCAAAAAGCCGTTATAAACACTTTTCAGCTAAAAGAAGTCGAAGCTCGGAAAGAAAAGCCGGATTACGATGAAGTTATTGCCGATGCCAGCAATGTGCGTATACCTCCCATTGTTGTCGAAGCCATACTTACATCGGACCTCGGTCCCGATCTTCGCTATTATCTGGCTCAAAATCCAGAAAAAGCGCAGCGATTGAATTTCCTCCCCGCTGCTTCAGCGGCCCGCGAGTTGGGGAAAATTGAGGCCCAGATTATCGCTGAGAAATCAGCTAAACCGACAATCAAAGTAAGCGGCGCTCCGGCCCCGATTAAGCCAGTGGTAAGCAATGGCGTAACGGTTGAGACTGATTTGGAAAAATTGCCGAATGACGAATATTTCAAGCGTCGAAATGAGGAAAGACGGAAACTCGGTAAAAAATATTAACTACCCCTCCTTTTCTAAATTGAATTGGTAGGGGATTAACCACATTTGAAAGGAATTTTATTATGTCTGGAAATACCCTATTAACCCCTACCATGATTACCAAAGAAGCTCTGCGAGTGCTGCATAACAGCCTGCATTTTGCGTCTGCGGTAACGCGGTCGTACGACGATTCGTTCGCCAATTCAGGCGCAACGGTAAGCGGAAAAATCGGTCCGTCCTTGAGAATCCGCAGGCCCAATCGTTATACGGTTTCAACGGGCGCGGCCCTGGCAGTTCAAGACCTCACGGAAGACTACGCAACTCTGACTGTTTCTACACAGAAACACGTCGACATGCGTTTTTCGACCGCTGACCTGACCCTAACCATTGACGAGTTTTCGGACCGTTACATTCGGCCCGCTGGCCTGCTGCTTGCTTCGACCATTGATTATGATGGTCTGCAAAAAGTGGCTGACATCTACAATCTGACCGGTGTTGCCGGGACAAATCCCGGTGGTGCGACTTCTGGTGACGCTAAAGCCCCTGACGTGTTCCTGAACGCCAGTGCATATCTGAGCAACTACGCTTGCCCGGAAGATGAACGCACATGCGTTCTCAGTCCTTTTGCGCAGGCGTCTTCGGTTGCTGGCCTGTCCGGTCTGTTCAATTCTCAGACGCAGTTGGCAAAGCAGTACGAGAACGGAACCATTGGTTCGGCTCTCGGTATGGACTTCAAGATGGACCAGAACGTACCGCGCTTCACCACGGGTAGCCGCGTTGCCGCAACTGGTGGCACCTTCACGTCGGTAAGCACTGACGGGGCGACCATCGTTATTTCCAGCACAGACTCGCTGACCTACGCCGCTGGAGATGTGTTTTATTTCAGTACTGGAACAGCGGTTAATACGGTGAATTGGGAAACACACAAAGACACTGGAACCGTGCAGAAATTCGTTGTTACTGCTGCCGCGACTTCGGTATCCAGCGCGACAACGCTCAGCATTTCTCCGTCGATCATCACCAGTGGCGCTACGCAGACCGTGACGAACGCTCCGACTTCTGGCGCGGTGTTGACGTTTATCGGAACGGCCTCGACTTCCTATCCGCACAACATCCTTTTCCACAAAGACGCTTTCGCCCTTGCGACAGCCGATCTTGTGTTGCCGAAGGGTGTGGATATGGCCGCTCGTGAAGTCTATGACGGAATCAGCGTGCGTTTGGTTAGGCAATACGATATCAACAATGACAACATCGTTGCGCGTATCGACGTTCTGTACGGATGGCTCTCGCTTCGTAAAGAACTGGCTTGCCGGATCATAGGTCTGTAAACGGTAATCAGGGGCGGCAGGTCCGCCCCACTCACAATTTTTGAAAGGAAATTATCATGACTATCGGTGGAAACGGAATCGAACAGATTGGCGAATCTTCGCCCAGCGGATCGACTTTGGGTGGATCAACTACGGCGAAAATCAGTTTTTACGGTATCACTCCTGTCGTCCAGGCGGCTGCTCCTACGGCTGTCGCTACGACTGCCGCAACGTCCACAAGTGCGTGGGGTTTTGGCGGTTCGACGCAAGCCAATGCCATAGTGACGGCTGTCAACGCCCTCATTACGGCGCTGGGATCGACAACCGGTGTCGGTTTAACGGCATAGCCATTATCAATGCAAGGAGGGGGAAACTCCTCCTTGCTCCTAAAGGAGATCGATGAAATTAATTATTGCAACTCCATTCTACGAAATGAAGGCTTTTTCACCTTATGTAACGAGCCTCGTGCAATCACTGATGATTTTGCAGCGGCTTGGCATTGCTTATGATTATTGGGATTTAAGCGGCGATTCTTATGTTGACCGAGCAAGGAACACGATCTGCGAACGCTTCCTTGAAAGTGACGGCACGGACTTGTTGATGATCGATTCTGACATGGCTTGGGACCCCGTTGGTTTTGTAAATATTCTTAAATCGCCATTCGAGGTAACGGGCGCCGCGTATCCGTGTAAAAACAACTGGGAGAATTATGGTGTTCAAATTCAAACATTTGAAGACGGAGCACCGCAAGTAAATATCGAAACAGGATTAATACGCGCCGATTGGGTGCCCGCCGGATTTCTTCGGATTAAAAAAAGCTGTTTGCAAAAATATAAAAATTCGGGTGTTGCCAAAATGTATTGCGATCGTAGTGCCGACCCGATGTGCGCCGACCGAACATTTACGTCCTTTTTTGAGTGCAGTGTTGACAAGGGTGCCAGATTCGGGGAAGATGTAACGTTTTGCAAACGATGGCGGTCTATTGGTGGCGAAATTTGGGTGGAGCCACGGATAACAATTCGACACTATGGGATAAAAGAATGGGAAGGCAACTATGATACTTATTTGCGAAAACTTCCCGGACGTCCCGATGGTCAAATTGGTGGCTTCCAAATGAAAATCGAAGAATCTCTTAATTTACCCTTTGACGTTTTGAAAGTGGGGACGTAATGGGAAAAGAACAGCCAATCTTTATTCATCGGCCATACCCAAAAGTTGTGTATTTCAACGATGAAAAAACGGTGTGGAAGATAGCGAATACACCCGAAGAAGAACAGCAGATGTTGAGCGCCACTATTCTTGCGCCAAAAGTCGAAAGTGTTCCTGAGAAAGTAAAAGACACGCCTCCCGGCGTTGATGTTTCAATAGAGACAAACCAAAAGAGGCGACCTGGCAGGCCGCCAGCGAAAGGACGATAATATGTCGTATACAAATGCCGGTTTTACCGGAAACGATGGAACCGAATCGAGCGGTTGGGACCCTTTAGAAGTTCAACACTTCAAAGACATTGAAAATTCGATTGTAGGCGATGCCGTTGGGTCGGTGAAGGACACGGCAGGACATAAGCACAATAACTTTTATGACCAAACAAAGGTCTTAGCCATGCAGGCCCTAACGGGGGCAATCCAAGTCAAAACGGGGTATAGTTTGGTCTGCAACGACACGTTTGTTGCTGAAAAGGCCGCGTATTTAAACGCGCTTGTTTGTCTTAACGCGCCTTTTCTTAATACAAGCACGGGCGAGAACGTTATCGTGGATGCGGGGGTTTATAATTCCATTTGTTGGAAACCAAGCACGACGGCAATTGCGGACCTGGTCGTTACTCTAACCAACCCGACAGAAAACCAAATAATGGCGATTTCTATTCGGGGTAGTGCCGTAGGGGGACATCGTTTGACAGTGGCCGGAGTATCGTTAATTCAATATGCCGGACATCCTTACAGCGCGTTGCTTTATTATACCGAAGGCGCGTGGTCACACATGCAGGGGAACAATGCTTAAAGATAGAGCAATAATTCTTTGTGATGGAAAGGCAGAGCGTTGGAGCCTGCCTATTCCCAAACATAAGACCGAAATTAATGGAGAGCCATTGATTAATCGGACAGTTCGCCTTTTACTAAAAAGCGGCGTTTCTGACATATGGATTACTTCACACAATACGACATATGAAATACCGGGAAGTCAAAGATACGAACCAGTGAACAATAGGTACAAAATAGACCAGTTTTGGGCTTGCTTGCCATTGTGGGAGAATCAGGATAAGGTAATCTTCCTTTATGGTGATGTTTATTTTAGCGAACAGGCTATTGAAACCATTTGTGATTATTGCGTTGATGACTTCGCATATTTTCAGCGCACTCAGGGAAGTGAAATAACCGGTAAAAAATGCAAAGAAGGCTTTGCATTTAAGGTCAAAAATATCGACAAATTTAAGAAAGCTTGTGAGTTTCTTCATAATGACGCCGAAAACGGCCTTGTTGAAATGAACCACAACCTTTCGGCGTATCTTGAAGGGTATCCGGTCGCTAACTTTTGCATGCACTATTACGGTATCGGGCCTCACGGCGTGGAAATAGACGACGAAACCGACGATTTTGATTGTCCCGGCGATGTGGAGGTTTGGAAAGAGCATACGCGCGCGTATTTTGCAAACAAAGCAGCTTGATAGGAATATATCATGTCTAATTACGGTAAAAATTACTCTTATGGATTAAGTTACTATAAAGACTATGGTGTGGTCTTGACAAGACTTGAAATTTCCCCGCCTTCCGTTTCGCTTACCAAAGGACAACAGCAGCAGTTTTCGGCAAAGGCCTTCGATCAAAGCGGAAACGACATTACTGCCGGACAGACGTTTGTATGGAGTTCTACTGGTGGCACGATAGACCAGAACGGGCTTTATACCGCAGTGTTTGCTGGAACCGGAAGCTTTGACGTAAGCGTATCGGTAGGTTTGGTGATGGCAACTGCGATTGTCTACCTCTCCGCTCTGCCTACTAATAACTGCAATGATGGGTCCCGTCTTGCCATGACGCGGGTTTATGATATTATCAAGCGAGCCATGAGGCTTCTACAGGTGATAAGCGCAGCCGAAACCCCGAAAGCTGAAGAATTTACAGACTTTCTTCAAGTCCTCAATTGGATGATCGAAGAATGGACAAACCAAAAGCTGATAACGTACCAAATCATAAATGAGACATTTACTACGGTCGGCGGACAAGGCACGTATTCGATAGGGCCTGACGCTTCTTGTGATTTTAACACGATGAACCCTGTTAAAATAACGGGTGCCTATCTCCGCGATACGACGCCGGGATACAACAACGATTGGACTCTTGAGGTAATCCCGAATGACAGATACCAGCAAATATTTCAGAAGTCGATAAGCACCACATACCCGCGATTCCTTCATTTTACGCGGTCATGGCCTTATGGTTCAATTGACCTTTGGCCGATTCCGGTGAAAGCCTATCAGTTAGAAATAAGCCAGTGGAAACAATTGACGAAATTCACTTCAATTCAGGACATTGTTTGCTTGCCTCCCGGATACAAGGATGCGCTTTGCTTGAATCTGGCGGTAAAAATGGCACCGGAATTCGGAAAAATGGTGCCCGATATAGCCGACCTTGCAATTAAATCCTTGATACCGATAAAAGAGATAAATTGGGAACCCGTTTACTTGGATATAGACAGTGCGTTAAAGTCAAGAACAGTTTATAATATTTACGGCGACATTTTCAGGGGATAACATGCCTGACATGGGTTTTACTGGTGGGATTTACAAGGAACGTTCGATTGCCGTGAACGGGCAAGAGTGCGTTAATTGGTATCCCGAAGTATATGCCAACAAATACCCCTATGAAACCGTTTATACCCGTCAGCGTTCAAAGGCCGAACTTGTTCTCATGCCAACGCCAGGCTTGAAGTTGTTTTGCAAGCTTACAAACGGCAAAGGTATTCGTGGGTGCTATGTGACAAGCAACAATCGGATGTTTTATGTGGCGGCGAATGAACTCTACGAAGTGGCTTCCTTTGGCAAAGTTGTTTCATGTGGAACGCTCGGAAACAACGCGACTTCAAGAGTTATCTTTGCCGATAACGGCGTTGGTGAAGATGAAATTATCTACAATACCGATCAGACAGACAGTGGCGAGCGTCGCGGTAAGGGAATGATCCTTGTTGACGGCTTTGGTGGGTGGATGTTCAATCTTACAACGGGCACCTTGACGAAAATAACCGGCGGCGTTTTCCCGTTTTCAATTACTGGTTATACGGACACCAATAACAACCCCGTTGACCAAGTTGGATATTTTCCCCGATGCACGCATGTCGTTTTCAACGATGGCCGCTTTATCGTAAACGAAATCAATACGCAAAACTGGTATGTTTCGGAATTGTATGATGGTTTTCATTGGAATCCGCTCAACAAATTTATTGCTGAAGGGTGCCCTGACAATGTTGAGGCCATAGCCACGATAAATAACGAAGTGTGGCTTATTGGAGATCAGAGTACGGAAGTCTGGTATGATACGGGTGGCAGTCCGCTTTATCAGCGCATACATGGGGCGTTCTTTAATAATGGCACGATAGCTAAATACTCCATTGCGACGAACGGAAGCAACATTTTTTGGTTAGGATCGAGCGCGCAGGGGCACGGACAAGTTTGGACGTCCACGAATTATCAGCCCGAAAAGATCAGCACGCCATCTATTGATTTTATCATTGAAAATATGCCCAATATCGAAGACGCTTTTGGTTTCTGCTACACTCAGGGCGGTCATAATTATTACCTCCTGACTTTTCAGAAGGGCAATAGGACGCTTTGTTTTGATCTTACGAACGGGCTTTGGCATGAGCGCGGGTGTTGGAATTCCAATACAGGAATAATGGACAGATACCGGGCTTCGTGCATGTGTTTTTTCAACGGCAAAAACTATGTCGGTGATTATCAAAATGGAAACGTGTACGAATTGGATTATGAAACATTTACCGATAACGGAAGTCCGATCAGGCGCATTCGGACCGGCTGTCACATTCACCAGGATCGAAAGTGGTTGTTTTTCAGCAATGTTGAAATCGACTTCGAGCGTGGCATAGGCCATGCTAATCCGGCAACGCCTACCGAACAGGGAATTGACGCAATGGCAATGCTTCAGTGGTCGGATGATGGCGGAGTAAAATGGAGTAGTGAATCGTGGATTTCAATGGGCAAAGCCGGTCAATATCTGGCAAGACTCAAATGGACGAGGTTGGGAAGAAGCAGGGACCGCGTTTTTAAACTTACGGTCAGTGATCCTGCGAAATCGGTGCTTATCGCGGCAAATGCCGATATTTCAGCGGAACGATAACAAAAGAGGCATATATGGGTGACATAAATTGGGGAAGTGTTGGTAGTGAAGCAGCAAGCATGGCGGCGGCAGGTTCGGCTGTGGGGCCGTGGGGTGCCGTTATTGGGGGAATTGGTGGTGCGATTGTCGGCGGAGTTACCGGTTCTCAGGCTTCAGGGCAATTACAGCAAGCACAGGCCAATGCACGCAATGCTATTCAGCAAGGAACTGCCCAAGCCGCGCAATACCAGCAACCTTATTATGACATAGGCACTAAAAATGCCACTACATTATCTAATATGGTAAACAACGGATCGTTCAATGTTGATCCTTATAATTACCAGCTTCAATCTCAACAGCCATTCAGCTTTCAACAAGATCCCGGATACCAGTTCCAACTTCAACAGGGTCTTAATTCAGTGCAGAACAGCGCGGCGGCAGGAGGAAGCCTGTTGAGCGGTTCAACCATGCAGGCATTGCAGAAATACGGGACCGGGTTAGCGGCACAGGATTATAATAATGCCTATCAAAGATATATTCAAGGTGGAAATTTAAACATAGCTCAAAATCAACAGGGCATGCAAAATCAACAGAATATTTATAATTCAAAGACTCAGCAGGCTCAAGCCAATTTTGGCAGATACAACGACATGGCGAATATGGGTGTGGGCGCGGCTGGAAATCTGAGTAATCTTTACACCCAACAGGGTCAAAGCTTGGCAAGTTCTTATTTGGGAACCGGCAACGCTCAGGCTCAGGGAACGCTCGCGGTTGGTAACTCAATAAATAAGGGCCTAACCAGCGCGGGTCAGTTCGCTGATTATTATATGGGGCAACCGTCAAATAATCAGCAGAACCCCAATTATAATAATAATTCTCAACCCTGGATGCAGGGGAGTCAAAGTTCGCCGTGGAATTTCAGCAATAGCACTCCTCAAGCTTCCGATCAAAGTTATTTAGGTGATGCGTGGGGTAATAATTTTGGATATGGCAATCAGGCTCAGGCGCCGCAACAATCGGCATGGGGTAGCGCGCCACAACAAGGTTTTACCGGTGACGAATTAGACAATTTATATGCAAGCAAATAAAGGAAAATAGTATGGACTTATCAAACGGTTCGGCACCAAACATAGTTGACAGTATTCAGTATACGCCCGACTTCAACACGTCGATGCAGCATTCCGTGACGCTTGCCAACATGATGGACCAGCGCAGGGCTGATCTTGCGGCGCGGCAACGAGCGGGGAATATCAGGGACATATTCTCCCAGAATTCCGGGGCCATTACCGATCAAAGTCAAGTAAGTCCCGACATTTTAAGACAGGTCTATGCTCAAGACCCGACAACTGCCGACGCCATGCAGACCGCCAACTATAAGAACATGATGGGGCAGGGCGCGTATATGCGCGGCGGTGCTTCTCAGGAAAATGCGCAAACCAAAAAACAGACCTTTACGGTTAATGAAATCCAAAAACTTGCGAATGCCCATACGAACCAGCTTGCCAATACTTTTAAGCCAATTATTGATAATCCCGATGATCCCGAAGCACAGGCCAAATATACAGTCGCATACAATATGATGGCAAATGGCGTGGGCGTTCCTAAAGACCCGACCGATCCGTTAGAAGTGTCGAAAATTACGATGTCGCCGGAACAGTTTGCTAATTTGCCGACACCGGCACAGTTTGACCCAAAAACCACGCCGACGATTTTGAAATCATATCAGGACTATGTGCTCGGACTTCAAAACACATACAATAACGAGTTCAAGAAACAGCAGGTGGCAAACGAAACAAATAAGACGGGTGCGGTTGTTGGGGAATTGGGCGCGAAGGCTGGGGTAGAAGGTGCCGATGCTGGTTTGAAAACTAATCAGGCCGGAGTGGTGCAGCAGAATGCTGACGCGAATACTTTGAAAGCAGAAGCGGCAATGGTGGCGGCTCATAGGCCGGTTAGTGCAAGCACTTTTGGTATTACGTTGTCACCGGATCGAACAGACGCTTTAAATAGAGCAATATTGCAGGGCGGTCTTGATCCTCGTCAAATAAACTCAAGGAACGCATCGATACTTGCCGATATGGAAATAGCACAACCAGGTAGGCAATGGAACGAACTGAGCGCTCAAGCAGGATACGAGCGGGGAGCGTCTGCCACAAATACAAAAACGCTTCTGAATAGCATAACACCCATGCTTGACAATTTAGAAAGTGCTGGAAAGGCTCTTACAAACACAAGATTCCCTGGAGTAAACAAGCTTGTAAACTGGACAAAAGAAGCAACAGGGCAACCCGAAATAGTCGCTTTTAATAATCTAAGAGATCAGACCGTAGCTGAAGTTGAGCGCGGTCTTTTTGGAACCGGCGTTGTGTCTGATGACAAATACAAACGAGAAATTAGAAATATCAAGGCTGCCGCAAGTTATCCTCAGTTGCAAGCCGCAGTTAAAGCAACAAAGTTGGTTATTAAAACCAGACTTGAGGCGGTTTCTATTGGTCCAAATCCGGGCGCAAATAGGATGCCTGGCGCTGCAAGAAATTCAGGAAATGAAGCACAACCGCAACCAGACCAACTGCCAACTGCTCAGACAGTGCAGGCGGCGGTAAGGCCCATTGATGATGTTTATGCGGATATTCAAGCCAGAGCGAAGGCTGGAAACCAGAAGGCGCAAGACTTCCTTAAATTAAAAGGAAAAACTTGGTAATGAACGACATTGATTCATTAATTGCCGAAGCGCAAAATCATCCCGACACTCAAACTCAGGGCGGCGATGATATTGACGCTCTTTTACAGGAAGCGCAGAACCATCCCGACGCTGTTCAGGAGCGTCCAATCGGGATTGTTCGTGCCGCTCAAGATATTATTCAGACTCCAGGGAAGATGATTAGCGCGGCAAAACAAGCGTATCAACAGGCAATTCCAGACCCGATAGTCCGCGATAAAAACGGCAAGGTTATTCCGCGCTCTTTTGCTGAACGCCTCTTAGATACTGGCTCTGGCGCTGTCAATACAATTGCCGCTCCTCTTTTTACTGGTGCCAACCAGGGAATAAAAACCATAAGTGACGCTTTCTCTAATCCTTATAACGGACAGGGCCTTCTTGAACCATTAAGCGATCAAAATGTTGTGAATTTTGCGCAACAAAAGGGGATCCCTTTAGATAAAATAGCCCAACTGCCTGATGAAGCTAAAAAAGCACTTGGGGAAGAGGCTTATAGGAACCTTTCCGACATAGGGAATATCGGCCTTAATCTTATTCCTGGTGTTGCAGGGCTTAAAAGTGCCGGAACTCTTGGAGAAGCGGCCATCCGTGGTACTGCCGGAAAAGCTGCCGATGTTTTGGCAAATGCTTCTGACAGATTTCTTTCCGGGGAATTGAAAATAAAACAATCCCTTGCTAAATCCGCTTATGGCGGAAACATTATGGATAAAAAACAGGGAATATTACAGACAATTAAAAAATATAATACTCCAACGAACAATTTTGAAGACGTTTCTAATGACATAAAGGGTTCGATAAATAACATTGAATCCCAAAGGCCGCAAATTGTCGCTCAATATCCAGAAAAAAACATTGTTCCAACCGATATTTTAAAGCAATCAGAGGATTTAGGTGTTCCAGGTAATGAAAAAGGTGCGCCTCTTGGAAAGTCCAAACAAGCACAAGCCATAATTCAAAACATCCTTGACGATGCCGGTAAAGCCGGGTTAGATCAACCTACAAACCTCGAAGGTCTTTTAAAGGTTCGCAAACTAATTGACCCTGATGGCGACTTATTCAAAAACGGAGCCTTTATTTCCAAGGATGACGCTCTTGATACCAAAATACGGAAAAGCATGTATTTTGACGTTTTGGACAAAGCTGAAAGCGTCGATCTTCAACTTAGAGAACTTGGTAGACAAGAAAAAGGCCTTATTGATGCCAAGGCTGTTGTCGATGATGCTCGTTCTCGCATTTCCAATAAATATCCGGTTTCTTTTGCGGATTGGGCGACAATGTGGGCCGGTCGTGCCGCTGGCGTCGGCGGAATGGCAGAAGGAGCGCACTTAGCAGGGGCTTCAACGCCAGTAGCAATCGCCGGGGGTGCTGCTGCTTACGGATTAAAGAAAGCCGGAGAACAGGGCCGCGCTGCTGCGGTACTTGGCAATTTGTCAGATGCCGCACGATGGGTGGCGGGGCCAAAAGTTGGGCCTGCATTACCTGACAGGGTGGGTTGGAATCAAAGCGAACCAGTTCCTTTACAGATAGGCTTCAATCCGATTACCAA